TTATTCTTCATTGTTTCATATATGCCAACAATAAGCCGCTTGAACCCAGTCTCCGCAAATCTACGCGCGATATGCTGGATTCTTTTTTGAGCAGCAGATTGAACTGCACTCAGTTTCTGTTCAGAGTTACCTGAAACATAGAGCGTGTCGTTAAGACCTTGTGCGGCTTTCGACATACCTGTTGCTTGCTCCTTAATAAGCTGGAGGTGTTCAAGCAACGGAACTGTTCCTGTAGAGATAGTCTCTGGGGCTAGCGCTTGCACTGCCGCAGTTGGATTACCATTAGTAGGAATGATTTGTTTAGGCTTCATGTTTTGAAGCGCACTAAAATCAACTACGTTTGGATCTGCTAGCTTTGGAGAATAGTTAGTTAAGTAAGTATTCTCTACAAAACCTCTAAGGATTGCTGTACTTGCTAGAGTACTACTTCTAGTGAAGTCTGCCATAGACAAACCATAAAACTCGTGTGGAATATCAATCGGTACAATAGAAGCTAGTGGAATCATATCACAGTCTTCTTCCCAAAGAATATTAGTACCAGCAGTAATAATATGCTTAAGCTCGGCAATACCATCACCATCACGGTCTACTCTAATCCAGGATTCTGTTACAGTTACTTCTGTATTAGCTTCTAGTGGATAGATACCATCTGTACCCATACCTTGCCAATAGGTTTGACCTACTACTTCTTTTCGAGCAGCAATCTCTTCACTGTAAGGGCTATTACCAAGCCAGTTACCGTCTGTACCTAGCTCAGCCCAAGTATCTGGGTCGATATCATCAGCCCACTCTGGATAGTACTTACGCAGATCAGACTTAGTCATCTCACTCTGAATACCTACAAATGAGGCATCTTCAATATCTTTAGCATCGTTACTAATTCTAAATGACTCAGGTGGAATACACTCAATCTTAATTCTGCTTTTATCAATCTTTTTACGCAGACGTACATCTACATATTGTATTGTTTGACTACTCGTATCGAGCGTAAGCTCGTTAACGATTTCATAATTTTCATCCGCAAGGATCTCGTCAAGCCTAGCCTCATCTATTGACTCGTATTCTTCAATAACATAGTCAAACTCTTCGACATAGTCCCAGCGAATAATAGCGTTTTTCCATAGAAGGGAAGACTTCATCCAAGTCTGTAGTAATTCCCAACCTTTATTCTTTTTAAATAGACAATAGTTAACCAGCCTTGATGCGTCTTTAGCTGCTTTAAAAGCACCTGGACTGTCATCATACGGTACAAACCGAGCTAGTTTATTGTTAGACAGAAATAAATCTGATAATACAGCGGTGTACGCTTCTACAACTTCAGTAGTACTTGTATCTACAATAGTACTAACGCCTTGAGGGATTAGATGAGCATTAGGTACTCCAGCAAATTCATAGGTTGCTTTTAAGCGTTCATGGGTTAGATCGCTACTGTTAAGCCAATCACCTACGCTGTTGGAAATCCCTGTCTCAATAAGAGAGACTAATTGTTCATCTGTTACTGCTTCTTTATAACCACTATGTGCCATTACATTTTCCCCTGTCCGTAGATAGGCTTAGCTGACTCCATAGCCTTTTGATTATATTTTCCTGGCTGACTAAGAGGAACTTTTCGTTCTTTCTTTTTAGCCTCTTTGCCTTCTTTAGGCCGTTGTATATAACGTGACATTTACCGCTCCTGGGTTTTATTCGTATCTGTTATTTGATTTTGTTCCTACAAATGATTTATAATAATCATTTAGCATTTCTAGTGCTTTTTCAGAATTTTCTTGTGTTAATGAGGCCATACCTGTAGTTGAAAAGGGTTCATAATCGCTTTTCATAATAAGTTCTTCTAGCTTATCAGTAGGTATTGTATATTGTTGTTTTCCTCTTGCATATTCATCAATCGTTTTTACAGGTAAGTCTTCCTGTTTACTGATAGGTACATCTAGATATTCATTTAAATCTTTTTGTCTAAGAGGAAAAACACTCAATCCACCGCTTTTACCTCTATCTTTAGTATAACCTCTTCTAGAGACTTGTAAGTCAGGAGCAAGCGAAGTCGTATTCATTATATTTCCTTCTTCTGCTATTTTTTGTGCTACAGAAGGATTTCGATCTCCTCTAAAAAATAAAGAATATTCTGCAGGATCTATTTTTTTATTTTGCATCATAAGAAGATCTAAAGGATTAAATCCATCATAATAATCAGAGTCCTTATCGACTACTCTTGCACCTACAGATTTACCTGCAAGCGGTCCTTTACCCATAATAGTTTCTCTAGCAACAAGACCTGCATAGTCTTTATCAGTCAATGCTGGTAAAAGCATATCCTTGTCGCGAATAACTCTTTTTCCTAGACGACCTAGTGGTCTAGCTAATGGACCAAGTGGTGTGTATCCTAACGCAATTAATGCAGAGTTTAATGCTGCTTCACCAATATCACCTCTCTGATAGGCAGCATAAGCTTCCTGTGCTGTTTTTACATCCCCTAATGGTGTAAATGTTTCTAAAGCTGTTTTACCTGCTTTTAAAACATCTTCTCCTATTTTATCTTTACGGCTCCCAAAAGTAGAAGAGCCAGGTCCAGTTCCAGGTTTATAAGCCATTACCACTTCACCTTATTAGCCCAATAAGCTGCACTCATTGGACCTTTATTAATGTTTGCTTTGTGGCGTGCTTTCCATCCTTGCCGACGCTTACGATAAGATTCAGACTCGCCTTTTTTCTTTGGACTCCCACTCACACCCTGAGAGCCAAAGCGAATTAGTTTTTCTTTACCACCACTACGTGCAAGTACTGCATGAGACTTAGTAGGATGGCCTGGAGTACGTTTAGGTTTGTTGTAGCCACTAAACGTTTCACTTCCCTTCTTTATACTCATTACCATCCTCCGTAATAAACTTTGTTATAATATAATTCTCGTTCAACTCTACTGTCTTTTCTACACAAGAATATCTACTTGCCGCCTGTTGTCCTACATTTCGTTCAATTTTTCTTTTTACACTAAGACATTCTGATAATGTCATGTGTGGTGTCCACTCAGCAGGTTGTCCACCGAGATATAAAAATAAGACAAATAGCGTCTCGATCATTTACTAATCTCCTGATGGGTTACTTCCATCAATGAATCTTTAAGCTTTTCTATTTGGCTCTCAAGGTTACCAATTCTTTTTTCATAAAATTCTAATGTTAGTTTTTGTTGTTGGTCATAAGGAGCTTCACCTGATTCTATCTTAGCTGATAACTTTTCAAGTTCACCTGCTAGGTGTTCTATTAGCATAAACTGCTCGCTATCTGCAGGGAGCGTTCCCATCTCACCTCTAGGCCATTTTATTCTAAAATCTGTATTTTGTGCTAAATCAGACTTCATCATTGTTACTGATGTTTCTATTTGATTTAGTCTTTCTATTATACCGAAGTATGCCCAAGTTGCAACACTGGCTGCAGCTATCATACTAATTATATTACGGAGAGGAAGCGCAACCTCTGTATTGTCATTTATCTTGGGCATATTAATTACCTCAGTTCTTTATTCTCGTGACCCATCCAGATACCAAATACACCTGTCATAACGCCCATAACTACCGACACAAAAGCCGATTGTGCAGCTGTTGGCTCGTCTAATGCCATAAACCACTCAGCGCATCTCCAAGACATAAGAGTACTAATAAGCATCATAAAGCGTGGTAATATTTTCCATTTTAAAAAAGTTTCCATACTCATGCTTTTCTAGCCCTCGTGATTTTCTTTTTAGCTTTTTTAGTGTTTGCTACAAACTGTTTACCTTTCTTTGTACCTTCACGCTTTTTCTTTGTTGTTGCAGCGTGTTCGGCTGCTGTTAAAGAATTTACTGCGCTAGCTGGCATATAGCGTTCACCTGTAGCAAGTGGTCCTTGTATAGAAGGTTTACCACTCCTAGTTCTCCACTTTTGTTTTGTCCACTTCACTAAGCTCTTCTGAGGTGATTTCATGACGTATAGCCTCCTCCAGCCGCTTTGTACTTTCTAGCAAGGAGTTGAGCCTTTCTAGCTGACCATTGTCCTGGCCTACCTCCTTTATCAGACGCTTTAATTTGTTCAAATAGTTTCTTACGGAGTCCAGGTTTTGTGTAGTTACCACTTTCATTTACTTTACTCTTCTTTGCTAATGGACCTTTCATGTTATCCTCCAGAATAATGGGCTTTCTCTACCCCTAGCAGCCCTGACTAGGCGAGGACAACGGTAGAACTATTGTAGAGTGAGTTTTTCTAACTCTGCCTCTAATTCTTCATCCGTCAAGTCTGCAGCATCAATATTTGTTTGTGTTACATCCTGACGAGATAATTTAGGTGCTTGGTACTCTGCTAGGATAGAGGCTACTTTTACAATATTTTCAGTGTCGTTGTCTTCCATAGCTTGTACCAAGACATACTTTAAGGCTTCTAAAGCATCTGGTGCTTCATCACCTAATTCTTTCATAGCAACTATTGTTTGCTTAGCTAGTTCTCTTTTCTCTTTATTTTTTCTGCGTACTTCAAGACCCCTAAGGCGGTACTCATTAGCCATCTCAGTAGAGGTTATGCTTTTAAGATTTTCTGAGCCTTTATGTTCTACAGCCATTGCGTATTATCCTCCTGGATTTGGCCTACTCGATCTCTCCAAGAAACCGTATCATCTGTTAGCCTATGTTGGTGTGTTCTATACGCTTCAAGACTAATAGCTAGTGCCATAACAGTATCGTCATAATTTCCTGGAAGTGCATTAGTAGCACCTTTTTCGTCTGCTACATAGGTCTTCAACTCACCAAGAATAATATCACTTGGAATAGCAAGATCGTGGTCTTCGATAGCTCTTTTCAAGTTTCCTATTATCATAGGTTTAGTTGAGACGGTAGTTCTGAATCCAGGCTTACTTCCTTCTTCATTTGAGAGGTTAGCCGACTTAGTCTGATAGTATAGGTTAACATAATTCATTTGTTTTAGTCTGTTTAGCGTAGCAATTCCCAGAGAGTTACTTTCAACAGCGAGTAATGCGTTATTATAGTATCTTCCCAGATAGAAAAGAAGATCTCCAAACATTGAAGGATCTACATGATTATCTCTGAAAAGAGCGCATACTTTTCTATTAGTATTAAATACAACTGCTGTACTGTGGTCTTGACCTACGCCAAGTGCAACATCAGCACCTATTATAAACTTTTCTGAAAACGAAGGAGGTGTCCATATTTCTAGATGCCCCTCTTTATTATCTTCGAAGTAGCTACTAATCTCATCAAATACTCTGATGTAACTTGGTGCTTGTGGTTCGTAGTTAAGTAAACACTCTTGATCAAATACAGTGTTCCCTGATACTAAGAAGGCCTCTTCAGGACTTGCAGGGTACTCCTGCTTAAACTTATTCTCCCCTGATTCAGCTATTTTTAGCCTACGCCAGTACAATTGGTCATTGTCTAAATCATATTTCTGTACTAGCTCTTCTTCTTCTAGAGTGAGCTCAAACCCTTCGGGAGCCTCTCTACGGTATTCTTGTGTAATGTACCACGGTAGAAAAATAGGAATGTATTCATTCTCGCCTTTCATAGCACCTTGATATAGCCTATAAAACTCTCCTGAAGCACCATTAGCAGTAGACTCTAGTATTACTTCTGTTCCGTCTTCTTGACTGATTCCTTGAAATAACCCAGCCAGTATCTGCTCGTCGAATTGCCAGAAAGCCACTTCTGATAAGTGAGCGATTGTTGGCGTAGTGCCTCGTCCTGCTTCTTTCGAACCTGCGGTATAGAGACGATAGCCCGACTTGTTATGTTCAAATAAAATCTCCTTTGCATTACTTTTCTGTAGACTAGGAGCTTCTTCCATATTATCTATAATATTCCTAGACATATTAAAGAGAGCATCACTGGTAGCACTATCATGTGCCATAACAACAGAGCGAGTATAAGGTGTGTAGAATGTCTTCCAGAAAACCCTTCCAGCACAGTAAGTACTGATTCCTTGTTGCCTTGCTTTTAAGACAATAGCTCTCACTTTACCTGTAGTCTTGCGTTGCTCTTCAATTTGCTTGTTAATAGCTCGTTGTGCATCATTAAACTCAAAAGGAACAAAGCCTTGAGAAGCGTTCTTAGTGATGATTCTAATCTGTTCCTTAGCGAAAAGTTCGAAGTCATCTATATACTTTTGTTTACGGTCTCGTTTGGCTTTTTCCTTCAATAGTTCCAGTTTGGTCCTATTGTTCATAATAGTTGTCCTCTATTAAAATTTTCCTATAAGGGTGTGTTTAAGTCTTTGTCTATGAATAAAAAAGATGTGGCGTGTTATTCGGGTTCCTCCTCTGGTTCCGTGTCCCCCCTGTTTCCCCTGTGGGTGTTGGGGCGGTTCGCTTCCGCTGTGCGGGGGTTCTCCGTTGTTTGCCTGCGTGGGTGGTCTGCGTGGGTGTGTTTTTCTCTTGTTTGTGGGGTGTTCTCATGGCTTCTCTTCCTTCTCTTTCTTCTCTTTCTCCTCTGGCCTCTGTTTCTTGGGGCTCTGCTGCTGTTGTTGACCGTCTCGGCTGGTGTGCGGCTTCTCGCTCTGTCCTTGTCTGGGTTCTTGGTCCTGGCTTCTCGTCCTCTGAGCCTCTGCGTTGTCGGGTTGGTCGCTCGTCTCCTGCGGCTGTGTCTGCTCTGGTGGCCTCTCTCCGTGCTGCCCGTGATTCCCGTCTGCCCGTGTGTCTGGGCGTGCGCTCTGGTTGGGCTGGCTCTCGCTGGTTCTGTGCCGTTGCTCCTGCTTCGGAACGTGCCTGTGCTGCGTCTGATGCTGCTTTGTCGGCTGAGCTTGGTCGTCCTCTTTCGGGGTCTCTGGCTAAGCTGCGGGTGTTGTGTCGTGAGCGTGCTGACTTGGCTTCTTCGGCTGCTTAACCTCTGTGGTCTCTCGCCTTCTGGTGGGAGCCCTCGTGGGGGCTGGGTTTCTCCTTCCCAGTCTCCTCGTGGGTTTCCGTTGTTGGTTTCCCTCTGGGCAATTCTGCCCGTTAATGTTCTTGAAAGGAACTAAACATGCAAAACGTATCTGTAATCTCAAACACTGAAATCCGTAACGCTGCTGAGTTTGTGCCTTCTGTGGCTTACCTCAATGGTCGTAAGGCTGAAGTTGTGTTCCGTACACAGCTTGGTCCTGTAGAGATTGTTGGTGCAGAACGTCAAGGCGACTTTCTCCGCATTCAGCTTGCCTCTGGTGATATCTACAAGTGTAAGGCTGAAACCTTCGGTGGCTCGGAGTTTCCTGCTGAGTTCTTGTTGGCTATTCAAGAAGCCTTTATTAACGCTGAGTTAGTCGAGCTTGCTGTTGCGGTGAAGCCTGGTGGTCGTGCTGCTCCAGAATACTTCTGTGGTATCCGAGTGCCTCAAGGCCGTGTTACTCGTGACCTAACTGGTACTTGTAATCTCTAACACTGGTGCTGCCTCCTGCCCTTCGGGGTGGGGGGCGGCTCTTTTTTTTTATCCATCATAACCAAAAGGAGTTTAAAATGGTGTACTATGTAGTGAACGGTGTAGTTTATTACACTCAAAGAGAAGCAAACGAAGCTAAAGAAGGAGCTAAATAATGAAGACAATTGATATCACTGATATGTCTAACAGACAAATCACAGAGCTTGTACAAACTGCTGTTACTGAGCTACAAGAACGAGAAAGCAATCAATGGTATCTTTATGCTATTGAACACAGAAGTCTTGTTCAGAATACAAAGCTTCACCTAAGGGAGGCTTACATTGAATGGCTTACGGGTGCTGGAGCACATTACCCTGAGTCTGCTGCAATCTTGGATGCATGGGAAGACCATTGTAACCAAGAAGACATTATCCAATCACGCAAAACAACAGGAGCTTAACATGAATATAGAACATGAAATCAAAGAACTAATTGAAATGATTGATGATCATTGTGATGCTGCATTCGAAGAATGGTCAATGAGCTTCACTGAAAGGCAATACAACGACTTTCTAGGCGTACACGGAGTAACTGATAGTACTTCGTTTATGTTTAATGCCATTGAAGGAGCAATCCTTGCAGAGGCACTTCGGAGAATACGAAACAGACAAGAAGGGAAATAAAATGATACAATCAATACTGCTAGGAATATTCTTTTTCTGTGTAGCGATGTTCTACTTTGAGAGTATATTCCGAAAATAGTCACAAATCGGGCTTACCTGACGTAAAACTTAGTGTTTACGTGGGAGGCCTTGTGGCGTGGGTGTTTAAATGTGTGAAAATGTAAACAAAAGAGGACTAATATGTATACTCAAATCAAACTAAACTCTGCAAAAGTAAACTCAACAGGTATGTTTCCGCTAGCTCAACGTGTTGCTTCGAAGAATATACTAAACAAGTTTCTAGATGAAATGCCAGAAGGCACTATTGCCTATATAGCTGGTGGCGCACCAAGAGATTGGCATCACGGTATAGGCTGTCGAGATATCGATATCTTCTTCCATGTTCCAGATGAATTCCGAGATAGTACTACCGTAATGCTTGAAAATATGTATCAAACACTTCATCATAACTATCATGGTTATGACTATGAGGGTGGTCAAGGTATAATGTCTGTTCACGAATTCGATGCTTCCGAAATGTCTCGCTCTAAAACTATGCAATTTCGTAAAGTACAATTAATTCGACTTGACCGAGATCCGATGTCCGTAATAACTGACTTTCCAATCAGTCTGTCTCGTATCTGGATGGGTATTGACGGTCTAATATACTGCGATGATGCTTACAAAGACTCGTATAACAATCGTATCATACGTGAGATGCACAATAAACAATACAACTATGTCTATCTAAACAAAATTCTAGGTCGATTCGATAAGTACGCCTTTGTACCAAATACTTATCGCTCACTGCCTGAAGATCAACATATTGCTTAACGGAGTCTAAAATGAAAGTCCCGATTGAAAAACAAGATGCAACACTATTCAATAATGTTAAATGGCAAAGGATACAACGTGGTATTATTAAGATTGATTCAGCTTTCTTTGAAACAAATGATAGAGAATCCTACGATTTCACTAAGCGATCTAAAAATATGTATGCGCCAGGTTCTTTTCGTGACAAGACTGTGTACATATTCAAACACCGTACCAGTAACAAAGTATACAAAGGAACTATGAAACAAATAGCTACAATGAGTTTCAACAATGAATGGCACAAAGGATCTTGGTGTGGCACTCAATTAATTAAAAGACTTGGCTCTCAACGTTCATTACTAATCTTCTTAGGAAAGGCTTCTTAACATGACTAAATTAGAATTTGTAGTACCAGATCTTTCTGCTAAATACTTCAACGATGCACTACGAAAGGCTTACACCGATAGGGAATTCGCAAGAAATGGGGGTAAACTAGAGTTAATCTACAACGGCACAGTGACAGTACACAATCAACCACCGTTAATCAATAAACTATCTGACATCGAATACCACTCAAGTGAACTACATGAACAACTAGAAGACGACTGGAGAGATGGTGTTGAATACAGTGATGAAACGCAAGAATACTACGATAATCTACAAAAGGAATACGAAGAAGACTGGACAGCTTTAAATGAAATTCTAGAATACCACAAAGCAAACAGGCGTAAAGAAAGGTTTAAGTAGCCTTTTCTACACATCTAAACAGGTGTGTAGTGAAGGACACTTCCGTCCTAAATCAGCATATATGAAAGGAATCTAAATATGCAACGTTCAATCATCCGTAACATTTCTGTTAACTACGCTAAACTGTATAAGCCTGAAACTAACCAGTTTGGTAACACTCAATTTGATATTCAACTTGAATTCGGTAAGGACCGTATTGATGAACTCAAAGGCTATGGTAAAATCCGTGAATTGCCTAACGGTAACTTTGCTATGAATATCACTCTAAATGAAAAGAACCGTAAAGGTGAACCAAATACTGTTCGTGTAGTTGACTCTAACAAGCTACCGTTTGATAAACCAATTGGTAATGGCTCTACAGCTAACCTAATTGTTCTTACTTACGATGCACCACGAGCCTACAACGGTAAGAAAACTATTCTGCAAGCTGTACAGATTACTGACCTTGTAGAGTACACACCACCTGCTGACGTAGACTTCGATACAGTATCTGTAACTACTGAGGCTAACGCTGACTTCTAAATCCTAATCAGAGGGGAGCTAATAATGGCTTCCCTCTAACTCTCTTTAGAAAGGCATTACAATGCAACTCAACTTTGAACTACAGAACTACTACGATCACTCTTGGGATATCAAGTTTCAAGGGAGTCTCGATAATGCAACTTGGTTTGTATGGGAAACGAACTACGAGGAAATCATACTATGCCATGATACAGACCCAGACATTATCAATGCCTGTAAAATGCTAGGTGATAGCATTGACGTGTGGATTGATAATGACCGCACTGAGTGTATGCTAGAAGTACGCACAACAGAATGGTCTGGCACTGAAGCGGTCTATGTAACACTACCTCTAAACCCTGAAGAGGAAGCCATGTATTCAGGACCATATGACTCTATAACAAATGCGGAGATCCATAAATGAAAACAGATGATCAAATTGAGATGATAGTAAGGGCAACCTTCATAGCATCCTTAGAAGAAGAGCTATTATCACACTGGCCTGATACATGCCAAGTACACATAGTAACCGCTAAAGTCTGTAACATGATAGAGGATAAAGATGAGGATTTATATAGTGAGGAATAAAGCTGATAAAAGACCTATTAGTGAACAGATACAAGAACAGTGTGAAAGAGTATCATTTGAGGTAGGTGGTATTAGCTATGACAAAAACTACTTAATATTATGGAGTACAAATGACATCTGAATGGTTTTTAAGAGTATTCCTATGGACAACTATCCCATTACTACTCATCATACTGATATCTCACCTATAAAACGCCCTTATAGGGGGGTAAGATATCTATATAAGGTATATTTAAAAGACCCTTAAAGAGGTAGTTAAGGGTAGAAAGAGAAAACAATGACTAAGAGAATACCTGGAATGTACTACTTCTATCAGCGAGAGATACAACTAGCGATAGACAACGAAGACTACGATAGAATGGACTATCTAATCAAAGATGCGCCTCATGCGGTCTATGAGGCACTAGTAAGAAATGAAATAATAGAAGTCTCTGTGGACAAGTCCAGAGAAGAACCTGTACAACTACAACTCATATAAGCATAGAAAGCGAGAGACAAATGAGAAAAGTATTAAACCACAAGCAAGCTAACTACATGATTAGGACCTACGAAGAAGTAAAGAGAATTACTGATGACGGAGGGGTAGCTTACGAAACCAAGAGTGCTATCTGGGCATATCACCCTCTGAAGAAACTTGTTACTCTCTTTGTTAAGAACCCTACACCAATGTCTAATGACATCATTGATTATAATGAACACAGTAAACATTACGTATTACATAGAGATCGAATTCTGAAGCTCACTAATGCAGAACCTACAGCGTACCGTATGATGCAAGAGTTTAAAGACACAGTAAAGAAGTGGAAATAATATGCTATCACAACTAAGAGAGCTATACAATAAAAGTGCCTCTAGGAACTATATGTCTTTTGATAACTGGTTTAAAAGCCATGTGGAGGACATGATGGTTAGAGACTTTATTAGACTAGAGGAGGCTTGGGAGTGTTCTCTCGATGCCTTCTCTATGCTAGACTCTATAGAAGATGATGAGTTATTCGAAGAGAAAATAAATAGTCTACATGATGAGGCTAATGCTCTATCGGATAAAATGAATGAACTATACATTGAAATGACCGAGAAGGTCGGAAAGGACGTAGTGAATGCGTACATACGAGCTATTAATCAGTGAGTCAATAGGCTATTACGTACAGGTACAAGCTGAAAATGAAGAGCAAGCTATGGAGAACTACAACGAAGGACTAGCTACAGAGCCTTATGGTGAGTGGACTGTAGACCGTTTTGTAGTAGAAGTAACAAGGGAAGTAGAATGAAGAAATGGTATGTTACAACAGTAACTGAGCTTGTTACTCAGTATGAGGTTGAAGGTGAAACTGAACAAGATGCATATGATAACTTCTGGGAAGGGTCATATACAAATGAACAAGAGATTGACCTGAGAAACGAGGAAATAATGGAAGCATACGAGATAAAGTAATGGAACTAGCAGATATATGGTCGCATTGGTGGTTACTAGCTATGGTAACTCTTAATACAGGTCTTAACACAATAATATTCTTTAAGCATAGGTTTAGAAATGAAAGAAGAAATAACGATACTTAGCTATGAAGATACAGATGATGGAGGGGCTATAGTACACCTCTCTATTCCACCTGAAGTGCAGCAAGCTCTTATACAAGAGGGATTTACTGCAGTACTTAAACGAAGCATCGAGGAAGGATTATGGGATGACAAACAACGCGATTAGTCCCAAGCACTACAAAGAGATAGTGCCTGGATATGAGTATATGGACATGATGGTTCATATGCTAGAAGACTTTGATGGTGCTGAAGCACATTTAATGGGTCAGATATACAAGTATCTTATGAGATACGGTAAGAAAGACTCTAAACTACAGGAGTTACAGAAGGTTGAATGGTATCTAACATATCTGATAAAACACTTACAAGCAGAGAAATAACCTGCATACACTGTAAAAACAAACAATACATCTCTCAAGCTTTAAGAGAGCTTGGGAGGTTATACTGCTACTCATGCAACAATGAAATTAAACCAGAGGATTATAAAGATGATTAATGAAAAGCGCACTGTTATTATTCGTGATGTTGAACTATATTGGGCTAACCTAAATCCTGAAAGCCCTAAAGCACCATTCGGTACTATGCAATGGGATGTTCAGATCCGAACACGAGATAAGTCTGCTGCAGAAGCTATGCAGAAAGAATACTATCTGACTATGAAGAAGGACAGCGATGATGCAGGGGATTATTGGAAGGCTAATATTAAGCGTAAGGCTACTAAGAACGATGGAAGTAAGAATACACCACCAGATGTTGTTAACGGAAACAAACAGGCTATTGACGGAAATACTATTGGGAACGGCTCTAAAGGTAATATAATGCTATTCCAATATCCATATGAAGTAGCTGGTCGTAAAGGTGTAGCCTCAATGCTATCTAAAGTACAGGTAGTAGATCTTAAAGTATATCAGCCCGACTCAGGAACTGACTTTGAAGTTGTAGAAGGCTCTGTTGATACATCTTCAGGAGAAGCGGTAGACTTTTAATGGCTGATATAATCGACTTTGAAGCAAAGAAAAAAGAACTTAATGTTGAAGTCGAATTCGGAGATGAAGGACAACGATTACTAGAAGCTGGTATCGTTAGTCTATGGGAAGTAATTGGTGGGTCATCGTTAAGAAAACATATTGATGATGACCTAACCTATCTATTTCTTTTCTTACAGTTTTCAGGGGTATGCTTTGAAAGTATGGAAGAAGAAAGTATTGTCATTGATGAAGACGGAAACATGGGCATTATAACAGACCTAAGAGAGGCATTAGAAGATGCAATTAAAGACATTAAGACAGAGCTTAAGTCCAGCACTAACGGAGCTGACTAATGCAGCAGACTACTGGTCAGAAATGACTATGAGAGGTAAGTCTAGTGGAAATCACTATATTAAGATAATAAAACAAATAGAAGAATTAAAGACGTATATTATAGAGTCAGAAAGGAATGATGATGAAGAATTACGTTTACCTAGCAGGACCAATGGAAGACTGCACAAAGCTAAGAATGAAACGTTGGAGGACTCAGGCGTCGAATTGTTTGGATAGTCTAGGAATTAACTGTTTAGATCCAACTAGACGAGTGAGTTTCCATGATGAGTTATATCTTGGTGAAACACAAACGCCAGTACAGAGTACTTGCAGACGTATCTTTAAGATGGATATGCAAGATATAGCTAACAGTACTGTAGTGCTTGCAGATGTACGCAGAGATAGCGGCAGAGGCACAGGCACTTCAATGGAACTTATGTTTGCTCATATGAAAAATAAGATTATTATCTTGTGGGCAGGTAAAAACGACCTTATACACCCATTCTACGAGAGCATTTATACAGAAAAATATTTCTCTCTTGAGGAATGTCTTGATGCAATCGCATATTATTACTGAGGAGAATAAAATGAAACTAAGATTTGATACTTATACTAAAAGCTGTGGATTAGCTATTGCTGCTTTCGATGAACTAGCTAGCCTAACTGATAATCTTACTTTAACTGTAAGCAATTGGAATGGTAGTGCTTATAATCTTCATGGTGAAGTTAAAGCAGAAAATGTTGCAAAGCTAAATGAATTATGTGATAACGATAACTGGAACGAAGACGCAAGCGAACTTTAGAAAGGAATAACTATGCCTTATATTGCTAAACATGACAGACAAAAGTTTATGTGGATTGAACAAGCTATCGAAGATAATCCACCTCAAACAGGAGGTGAGTTACAATATCTTATAGCTGTTATGATACATAATTATGTTAAAGATCAAGGGCTTAGATACCAAACCTGTAATGATATTATGGGTGCATTGACAGGTGCTAACATGGAATTCTACAGACGATTTGTAGCTGACTATGAAGACACTAAAATAAGAGATAACGGAGATGTATACTATGAGGTATATGAATAACATCCGAACTTTTCTGGCAACACCTTTTAAGGTACTCATGTTCACTTGTGCATGGGTATCTTGTCAGATAGATGGTCGTGAAATTGTAATAGCAATGGTAGAATATGAAGATAATCAAGTGTGAAAATAAAGATTCATTAGGTAGACCTTGCAACCAACATAAATTGGAGGGCAAAAATGTACTCTGTGGATATCCCACGTGTAATCATTTGGCTACAAACTATCTTCGAGAAGGAAACAAAATATCAGATGAAGCAAGAGAATGGTTATCCATATGTAAACCAGAGCTTCTTCGGTCACTCAAGGACAGTGAGGTTATGCGTTAAGTGTGACAAAGAATATCTAGAAGGGGCATTAGACTTTATGGAACAAAATATAGTCTGCCCTATATGTGCAAATGGAAAGGATGAAGAATGAAACTCGTATTCGACATCGAGACTGACGGTATTGAAGCCACTAAAGTGTGGTGTATCGTTGCTCAAGATGTAGACACAAAGAAGGTGTATAAATGGAAACCAGATGACTTACAATCTGGCTTAGCCTTTCTAATGAATGCTGAAGCATTGATTGGTCATAACATTATTGGCTATGATATTGCTGTGCTTAATAATCTGTATGATATTGATTTATTTGAAAATAAAAAGATATATGATACATGGATTATGAGTCAGGTTCTTAACTATAAACGAGGACATAAACATGGCTTAGCAGGTTGGGGTGAACATCTCGGCTTCTCTAAGCTTGAGTTCAGCGAATGGGATAAGTTCTCAGAAGAGATGCTAACATATTGCGTTAGAGACGTTGAGCTTAATACAAAGGTCTTTGAAATACTAATGAAGGAATTCAAAGATCAATCAGCTAAGAAACCGTTACTTGCTAATGGTCTTAGGGCTGAACATGATGCTGCATTATTTGAAGCACGAGTCAGAATGAATGGCTGGTTGTTTGATATTGATGCAGCCAACACGCTGCTTGATAGTATGAATGAGGAACTCGAAGCTATCGAGTCTCGTGTACATCCAAAGCTACCTGAGATGACTATTATGGTAGATAAAGAACCTAAGTATGCTAAGTATACTAAGGCAGGTAAGTTTACTGCTGTAACTAGGCGTTTGCTTACTGAGTATCTTGAGGGTGAACCGCCTGATGAAATGGAGTGGCCACCTGAACAGCCCTTCCAACGAAGCTACACTACACAAGTAACGCTGAGTAATATGGAAGAAGTTAAAGAATATTTGTTTAGCATAGGATGGAAACCTGATGACTGGAATTACAAGAAACAGGGATTTGAATTCATTAAGACAAGCCCGAAGCTCACTACAACATCTCTTGAGTTACTTGGAGATGTCGGAAGAGATATTGACCGATACTATACAACAAGATCGAGAAGGTCTATACTCGAAGGCTGGCTTAAA